TAAGGTCTATTAAAGGCATATATTAAAATGTTCTTCCTTCAGGGGCGTTTGCTCTATAATTGCTAACTGGAACTTCACCATTTAAATCTAATTGGGATGGAGCAGGTTTTCCTGGGATTTGAGGGACATCATTAATTGAATAAGTATCATGTAATTTTGATCCTGCAAAATTTGGGATTGGTGGGGTTTGACCATTTAATACTGATAAAGGTGATCCTCCTGTTTGTAATTTGTCTTTAAGTGCCATAATTCTGTTTTTATATTATTTGTTTAATTATAAATATTAACCCATTTTAGAGGATGCTAGTTGGACTGTTTTTCCTACTTTAGCTCCATCGATAAATACATCTCCTCCTGCTTCTACTAAAGATATTAATTTTTCTAAATTAGCATTTACTTTAGCCATTCCACTATCTTCTGTATTTTCTGCTTCTGTAGATTCACTAGTACCAAATAATGACATTGCTGCTAATGCTGGTAAAGCTAAGTATCCTGCAACCCCCACAGCAGCAAATCCACCTGCAACTGCATATAATGCAGCAGCTGTAGAAAATAATCCAGGAGCAACCATAGATAATTGTACTAAACTATTAATCATTCCTTCACTATCTACACTAGCCATTCTTTCCATTCCCATCGCAAGAGGTATTAATGAAGCTCCTAAGAAAGCTAAAGCAATAGAACCCGCTATAATAAAAGGTGATAGAAATCCTAAACCAGCTGCCATTAATGATAATGCTGATACTCCTCCTACAAAAGACATTATTACAGAAACATCTACACCTTGTAAATTGCTTAAAGCTTCTCCCATTGGGATTAAAGCTAATCCTAATACCCCAAGAGCAAATGCACCTCCTATTATAAATGGGGTTAAAAATCCTAACCCAGCAGCTGCTAATCCTAATACTGAAAGTGCTCCAGCAAATGCAAACATTGAACCTGCATCAACTCCTGCTAATAAACTAAAAGCATAAGCTGCTGGGATTAGAGACAATGCTAAAACTCCCATAGCTAATGCACCTATCATTATATTTGGGCCTATATTACCTAATACCGCCATTGTTAATCCTAATATTGCTAAAGAACCTGAGAATGCTATCATTTGGACTGGATCTACATCTTTAATCATCATCATAGCTAGATAAAATGCCCCGCTTAATATTAAACCAACAGCTCCTATAGCTACTGTACCTATCATTAACTTAGGAAAGTTATTACCAAAAGCAATTATACCATTAGCAATTCCTTTCATTGCATTAGTAAAACCTTCCCCATTAATTTTTGATATAATGTATAAACCTGGAGAAGCTATTGCTAATCCTATTAGGCCTGGGGAGGATGCTAATAAAGCTCCTCCACCTTGTAACACCTCCATGGAAGCCATAGCTTTTAATCCCTCAGCTAACCCTGTTAAGAAATTTTTAATATCTTCACCTTTATTACCTTTTACACCTTTAGTTTTATCAGCTGATTTACCAATTGACTCACCAGCTTTATCCATTCCCTCTCCTGCTGTAGAAGATACTTTAGAAGCACCTTTACCTATAGAACCCGCAGCACCCGCAGCATCTTTAGTATTTTTACCAACCCCAAATATTTTTTTTCCTAAATTTCCGGCTATTTTTAAACCATCTTTTAGATTATTTTTAAACTCTCCAGCTGCTTTGGCCATTGATGTAAATTTACTAATTGCAATAGCACTTACAATAGCATACATTAAGGGTTTTGCTAATCCTAAATAACCCAATAATTGAAAAGCCCCAGATACAATACCCAAAAACCCAGTAAGAACATCTGCAACTACTTCTACTATAGGAGCAAATACTTGCTGCATTTTTTCAATTGCTTTTGTAATTTTTTCTTGAGCTTCCTCTTGTTTCATTAAAGAAAGTTCTTGCTTTTGGGCATCATCTAAACCTTCTTCTGACATCCCTACTGTTAATCCTTGTTGGATAAGCATTTTTGACATTTGGGCTGTAGACATACCTAAAGCTTTTGCTTGTGCTGCTTGGCCTTTTGCTGATAGGGCAGAAAATGAAGCTTGTGTAATTCCTTGATTAGCTATTTCTTTAGCTAACCCTTCTAAATCATTACTTAATGCTAAAGATCTTGCTTTTTCTAAATTTAACGATTGACCTGTTAATAGCTCAGCTTCCATTTCAGATTCAATAGATGATTGGAAATCTAATAGATTAGAAGCTATACTAGCAACATCACTTAATTCCATTCCTATACTATTAGCTGCAGCCGCTGCTGAAGCTAATTTTTCAGGGTAACCTGTATATAAAATAGCTATTTCATCTGAAACATTTGCAATGTCTTTAAATACTTTACTGGCCATTACAGCAGTCTTATTTTGCTTGTTAAATGAATTAACACTATCAACTATAGCTTCATTATTTTCTCTAAGACTTTTACCGTTTGTTGTTGAAATTTTAGTTATTTTAGCAGCTTCTGCTCCTGTCATACCCATAGCATGAGCCATTTCTGAAGCTTCTTGAATATCTTCTGAGGAAAGAATGTTATTGGCATTCATTCCTAATTCTGCAGTTAACTCACCAGCAGTTTGAATGTAATCTGCCATTGTAGTAAAGTGAGTATTAGCAGCAGCAGCACTAGTTGCCATAGTGTTCATATTCTGCCCAGTCATTCTCTGGAATGATACTGCTTGTTTATCTACAGCTGTAAATCCTTTTATTAAGGAACTTATAATAACTGAAGGGTCTGTAAGGGTTTTAAAAGCATTCGTAAATGCAGACTTCATCCCTACTCCTAATACCGCTAATCTACTGACTGAACCTTCTGCTTTTCTGGTTTGGAGAGCAAATTTCTCCATATCATCTACAACCTCATTAAGCTTAAAAGCTTTAGCAAAGCTTCCCCCAATTTCATTAAGGCCTTTTAGGATTCCTCCTGCAACCCCCATAGCAGCACTTGCGTCTTCTCTTTCCTGTACTTCTTTATTTATTGCATCTACTATACTCTGTTCAACTTCATATCTACCTTGGGCTGCTAATAAAAGTTCTTTTTCTGATTCTGTAAGGTTTGGAATCATACCTACTCGAGTATGGGCTAAATCCACAATACCTTTCTCTTCTATCAACTGTTGGGCTGCTACTTTAACTCCTTCTAAGGCAGATGAAGCTTTATCTCTATTTAAGGCAATTTGTTTATCAGTAAGTAGAACTATATTCTCTTCATTTAAAAGGAGTTTTTGAGCAATGCTTTCTAATTTATTTAATTCAGAAGCAGCTGCTTTAGTAGCATCTTTATTCTTACCTAAGGCAATTTGCATTTGCCTTAAAATATCCCGGGAAGAAGCATATTCAGTATTTATCTCTTGGGACGTTTTTTTCGTCTCATTGAGCTCCTCATTAAGGGTTTTTTGATTATTTATGTCTTCTTTGCTAGCCACTAGATGTTTTAGTTATAAATATAGGAAGGCATCATTTTCTTGATGCCTTCGCTGTATAAGTTGGAGAAGGTTTAGCATTTTTAAAGTGTTGAGGTGCTTGAATTTTTCCTTCAGAGTCAATAACTGTTTCTCCTCCTCCAGATTTACCTTGAGCTTTTTTCATCTGCTTAGCTTCTTTATCATAATGTTCCTTTAATTTATTAAAGGTAAAGTTTCTTAACCAAATAGGCATGTTGTATATAGTGTGAAAATCATAGCCGCCGTTACCATGGAACACAATTTCATGTATTTGACCAAAAAGTGAAACTCTATACTGAGGCGTCAGGCCAAAAAAAGTTGACGGTGATAGGCACCTCGACGTCCTCCACACCGTCACTCAATTCTACTTGAGTCTTAAGATTTACATCAGGTTGTACTTGTTGAACATGTTTTCTAAATGCTCTTGCGTCAGATGCTAGGAAATACGTGTCTACAAATTCACGAATTGTTTTCTTATCATCATCGCCATTAACCGATAAAATCATGTGTTTCATACGTGTAGAAACATCAGGAGACGCGTGTTTATTAATTTTCTTTAAACCTTTAAGTTCAGCATCAATTGCCATTTCATCTTTATGAGTTAAAAGTTTATAAGTAATAATAGTTCCAGAATTTGGGAGTGTGAATGAAAATTCATTTTCACCACGTGTAATTGATTTTTCATCAAATTCACGATTTTCAAGAGTAGATAAATCTATTGATACTCTTTCTCCTTTATAATCAAATTCATAATCTTTACCATACCCTAAAATACGAGCTGCTACCATAATTGCATTTTTATCACCCACAATAATATCTGAGTAATTAACTTTAGTTACAATTAATGATCTTAATAGTTTGTCTAATACAGTACCATTATTAATATATGATTGGTTTGAAAGAATATCTTCTTCTTTCGCTGTCATATACTTCATTTCGATTTTACCACTTGATAGGGGGCTGTCTTCAGGGTAAATTAAACCCTTTGAGGGTAATTCAATTGTTTCTGTTGGAAACTTAAATTTGTTTTCTTCCATAATTTTTATTTGTTATAACTTTATATGTGTATACATATTAATAATACAAAAGAGCTTGGCGGTAACCAAGCTCTCTTTAAAAATATTTGACAGTTTTTGTTTTAGAAGTTTAATACGCAATAATCCATTGCTAATGTTAAACTAATACCTTGAGCTGTACCTTCATCACTCCAATCATATCCATCAAAAGTTGCATCTTTAATATATGAACCTTTAAGAATCCATTCTGAAACTACATCTCCTACAGGACCTAATACATTAATAGTTACATCTTTCTTATAGAAATCAGAATAACCATCTCTACCTGTTACTGATTCGTGGTGTAATCTTACCCATTCCATTACTGCTTGAGCTCCAGAAGGTGTAATTGGATCATATAGTGCCATTGACACATCGGCCCATTTTGATTTACCTTTTACTTTACGTTGAACGTTGATGTGGTTTAATACTACTTCACCTTGTTCAATTTTAATTTCACCTACTTCCTTGATCATATATGATGGAACTCCATCTACATACATGATAAATCGATTCTTTTGTTTCGGTTCGAAAGCTGTGAAAAATATTTCGTTTGGATCTAATACTGCCATTTTCTATTTTTTTATTTTGTTCTAGTTATAAATATTATGATTTCTATTTTTTATGCTGGGAAAGTAGCTCCTGTTGGTAAAATGTTGAAATCTAAGTAAATGAATTCAGCTGTTTTAGTAGGTTGTAAATAAATCGCACCAATTAATTGGTTTCTATCAATTACATCTGCTGTGTTATTTGTAGCATCCATAACTACTTTAAACGCATATAATCCTTGTCTTTGTTGAACTGATTCTAAATATGGATTTACTTGGCTTAAGAATTGATTTCTTGTAGCTGCTGTATTTTGTTCGAATACTAAGTTATCTGAAATTTGTGAAATGTATCCTTTTAAAGCAATTAATAATCTTCTAACATTTACTCTATCTAAAGCACTTGCTTGTGTTTGTAATGTTTTCTGACCGAATACTACAATTCCTTTTCCTGGGAATGTTGCAATTGGATTAACTTTATTATTGTAAAGGCTATCTCTATTTGCTTGAGTTAATTTACGTTCTGCTTGTCTTACCATTCCTAAACCACCTCTATTAATACCTGCTGGAGCAAACCATGCTTCACTTACTGAATCTGTATAAGCATATACTCCTGGAATTAATGTTGAAGCTGGAACCCATATTAGTTGTTGTGAATCTGGGTCAGTAACTTGTACCCAAGGCCAATATGTAGATGCATATGAAGTATCTAATGAATTTGCTGTTGCTCCTACTGCAGATGGTGTTGAACTATAATTTTCAAGATCCATTACTATAATTGCATCTCCTCTATTTTCAATATTTGAAATTAAAGTATTTAATGGAGTAGCATGACTAGCATTTGCATAAATTAAACCTGGTGTTGAAATTACATTATATTGATATTCATCAGCATTTGCTAATAAGTTAATTGCATCTGTATAATCACCACCTATTAATCCTTGAGAATCAGTATTACTTATATTTTCATAAAAATTATCTCCAGCACCCGTAATATTACCATCAGCATCTCCAAATGAACCACTTTGAGCTACTGGAATTGAACCCGTATATGCTGGGTTTGGAACACCTGCATTATTAAAATAATCAGGGGTTTTAACATTTACTTGTTTTACTCTTACATATCTTGAAGCATTTGGATAATTTCCAACTGATTGCAGATATGGATCTGATGTACCTGCTCCTTGTAATGTTTGGGTTTGGTCACCAATTACTCTAGCAATATAATTTGATGCTTTTGGATCTAAAGAAACATTAGTAAATGATTCTACTACTGATTTTGATTTTGTTGTATCATTACCTTGTCTAATAACTACTGTAAATACCCCTCTTGAAGTATTTGGATTAGAAATTTCCCATCTTAAGTTATTGTTTGAACCTGATGGTAATACTCCATTAGCACCTTCTGTTGAAGTACTATTACAAATTTCTCCTTGAGCAAGTGTTTCTAATACAAAAATATCTTCTGTAGATTGAATATTTGTTGAAGCTAAAGTAAGTACTACATCCGTACCTGCACCTCCTGTAGCTCCTAATGAAGCTGTTGGAATAGTAATTGTTTCACCTACTGCATATCCTGAACCTGTACTTGTAACTGTGATTGAATCAATTACTGTATCACTTGATAATACAATATCAAACGTAGCACCTGTTCCTGTAGAACTAGCGGTTCCTGTAATTCCTGTAAATGTTCCTACACCTCCATCTGTATCAAAAGAATTTTCTGTAAAAGTTCCGACTCCACCATTTAAACCAGTATTTCCTTCTATAAATGAAGAAGTTGCTGCACTAAATGATCCAGAAGCAACTCTAGTTACAATTAATGAAGTACCTCCGTTTTGGAAGTAATTATAAGCTGATACTGAAGTTAAAAAACTAAATTCATCTGATCCACTTGAAAAAGTGCTACCAAAAGAAGCTAAATATTCAGTATAAGTTGTTACTAATTTTGGAATATTTACTTGACCCAATACTGTAGGGCCTATAATTGCTCCTCCGGCTTGGATAGGTTGTGCGGTTATTTGAGATTGATCATTTTCTCTCGCTAATACACCTGGTGATAATAATGTTTCTGCCATTTTATGATTGTTTTATGATAAATATATTAAAATTTTTCAAAAGTTTATTTATTTGGTAAAAACTCGCCAGATTCTAAAGAAATGGTTCCTTCACCATATTTATCCTCTAACTCTTTAGCTAAGACTAACTCTTGCTGTTGAATTTGTTTAAAATTAATTAATAATTGTTCTTTTCTTAAGTTTAAATTCATTACTTGAACTTCTGTTTCTCCTATAATTTCAGTAAGTTTTTTAAATTGTTCTTTTAATGCTTTTAAACTATTAATTTCTTCTTCTGTTAAAACTTTTTTTTCCATCTTGTTATAAATATTATATTTTTTTTTAAAAATTATTATATATTAAGCATCAAAATACCAAATATGAAACATAATTAATTCATTACCAGTCCCACCATTACTTTCAAATGTTAATACACCAGTAGCTAAGCTTGAGCACGTAATATCTACACCACCTTGAGGTCCGCCCGCGGCACATATAGTTACAAATAAATTTTGACCTAAAGTATTACCATTAATTGTAGATTGGAATGATCGAACGTTAACAACTCCTGCTGATAGTTGAGCTGAACCTACTAATAATCTTAATGGGGTTCGGGCTGCTGAATCTGGTGTTGCTGGATCTATACCTACCAGTCCTTGATAATGACCAGCAAAAGTTCCTGCAGTTAAAGTATCAGCACTTTCATCATATGAAAATGCAGCTTCTCCTTTAATTGTATCTGAGGTTGAAGCTCCATAAGCAACTTGACCTGATGTAATACCCCCTCCAATTTTATCATTAAATGTATTCCAATTAGTTGAAGTTAAATAACCATTAACTGATGTAGTAGCAGCTGCCATTGATATAGCAGGTGTTGTTCCTCCTGAAGAAACTACAGGTGCTGTACCTGTAACACTAGTAACAGTACCGGCATTGCCCTCAATTGTAACTTCAGTAGCACTATTTCTAGTTAAAGTAATATTTGAACCTGCAATCATTTTTACTTTAGAGTCATCAGTTCCTGATGTGGAATTTAGGTTTAAATCTACATTACTTCCATCTTGAGTAGCGTTAAAATCATAAGTTTCACCACCACCTTCACTATTTAAGGCGTATGATGCTGTTACAGAGTAAGAAGAAGATAAAGCGTATGATGAACTTAAAGCGTATGATGAACTTAAAGCGTATGATGAACTAAAAGCGTATGATGAACTAAAAGCATTTGATGAACTTAATGCGTATGAAGAAGATAAAGCATATGAAGAAGAAACTGCTTCTGAAGCTGAGCCTGAAAAGCTACCTGTAAAACTTCCTGAGTAAGAACTACCAGTAACAGATGTTAAACTAACACTTCCGTCTACATCTAAAGATCCAGATATTACAATATCATAAGCTTCTGTACCCGTAAACGCATCAAATGATTGAGATACTTGTGAAGCTTCTACAGGTTGGCCTGTTGTTATTCCAGTTTTTGTAAATTGCAATGCCATAATTTATATTGGTTTTAGTTATAAATATCAAGAAGATTTTTCTAATTGACGATTTATAGCATTAATTACTATTTGAGGTGTTATTGACTTAGTGCATTCAAACTGTCTTGGACTATCTTTATGTTCAGGGCACCATTCCCAATCACCTGCATTTAATCTTACTTTATTATAGCAACTATTACAAGCATTAGAAGTTGATGTAAATATCCTTTCACAATCTTTAAATTCACTAAATGGGGAACTAAACCCTGATATTAGGATAGTTTTTTTATTTAATGCCCAATTTAACCAACTTAACCCACTACCTATACCTATAAAAAATTCAGCATTCATCATATCATTAGCTCTTTCAGATAAAGAATAATCACCTGTTTTATCAATTACACCTTTTAAAGTACCTCCTAATTTAGAATCATGCCATTTATCTCCTAAAGGTTCTTTAGTAATCATTACAACTTTATAACCTTCATTATTTAAATAATCAATTACACTTTGCCAACCCCCAGGATAGTTCCAATATTTAGCGTGGGCTGAACCATGTGGGGCTATTACTACATACTTTCCATCAATTGTAGAACCTGTATTTTTAAAGGTTAGATTAGGTTTTATTTCATTATAATCTACACCTAAAATATCAGCACTACATTCTTGTAAACTATATTTTCTAAAATCTTGAGGGTTATGATCAGTATTTATTGTATTATCTTCATTATAATGCCATCCAACAGTATACATGGCATATAAATCTGTTACTTCTATTCCAGGTTTAATAAATTCTATTTCAGGGTAATTATGTTCAAACCAAGTGTTATGAAATGTTGAACATACCATTTGACATTGGTGTTTTTTTCTAAATTCCTCTATATAAGGAAACCATGCAAGAGTATCACCAATAGCATTAGAATCTAAATGTACATAAACTTTTTTATTTTTAGCATTAAATTTATGTTTAAATATTATTTCATTATTCTCTAAATTAATAACTTGAATTAAATAGTTTAAATAATATTTTTTATTGGGTTTACACCACATATTATTTGAAATTTCACTTTCATAAATTATAGAATTATTATCTTGGTTTATGAATTGAACTTGAAATTTTCCTGGTTTTTCTCCTAAAATTTCTAATGTACAACCTTTTATAAAATTTACTTTAAAAATATAATCCCCTTCTATAGATTTTAATTTTAAGTTTTTTAAATTATTATACTCTTTTATTAAAACTTCTTTCATATAAATTGTTGATAAATTTCTAAAATATCTTTACTTCTATTATACCATGATAATTCTTTAGCTGTATTTAGTGAATTTTGAATATATCTATCTTTATTATCCTGTATATCTTTATAACCAGTTTTCATATCTAAAATATCTCTAGGAGCCCTCCATAATCCATGAAAATCAGTGGCATGTTCAATCCACCCAATAATAGGCATACCACATGCTGCTGCTTCTAACAATGTTAAGTTTGGATGACCTGCTTCCAACATAGAAGGATGAATGAAAACTTTGTGGGTTTGGTATAATTCTCTTACTTTTTCTGGAGTTGGGTCAAAAATAAAAGTTATTAATGGATTATTTAATACCCAAAGATTAGCATTTAACCAATTTCTATTATTTAACGGACCTGCAATTGTAATTTTTTTACCTAATAGTGAGGATAAACCTATACCAAAATTAAAACCTTTTCTATCAAATGTTGGATCATTAGCTAAACCATTATTAGCCACCATTAACAAATCTCCTTGGGGAGGTAAATCAGGGTTTGGATAATAATAATCTGTATTAACTCCATGAGCAAAGTATTTGCATTTAGGAGTATCAAAATAATCTACTAAAAATTTAGCAGGCATTAATGATATAAGAGATCCTTCTATAGCTTCCATATTTTCTTTAAACACAAAAGAATCTTTACCATAATGATAAGCGTGATGATCATGTAATTGATATATGTAAGGAATACCTCTATTTTTTAAATCTATTGCTAAATTTGCTACATGGCAATGAACAATATCAAATTCTTCTAAAGCAATATCTGAGGCCATTCTAATGTGAACTTCATGGCCTAATTTTTCTTGGTTACATTTAAATTCCCATACAATTTTTTCAATAGCCCCCCAACTTTTAGGTGGAATTGGTATACCACAACCAGGATCAACTTGACAAATTTTCATATTTTTTTATCACCTTTAATATTAGTTTCACTTATTTTATTATCTATTAGGCTATAACCTTTTGCTTGGAAAACCAAGGGCTCTTTAAAGAATCCTTTAGGTTCATTTCTAAAATTATTAGTTACCCATAAATCAAAAGCATCCCATTTTGAGTTATTTATTACATTATGAATTGTATCAATTTTATTCCCCATAATTAAATAAGCATGGGCATCTGTAAACATACCAGCATCTAAATGGTTTTCATATTCATTAAATACTTCATAGTTATGGGCAAAACTAAAGAAAGTATATTTTTTATCTTTAGATATTTCAATAGCTTCATATAATTTTTTTACAAACTCTTTAGTATCAGTTAATAGTAAAGCATCACATTCAAAAAATAAATATGTTGTATCATCATCTTTAGGGCAAGATATTATTGCATCGGTGTGTGCTTTAAAACAACCATAGTGTCCATAAGATAGTTTATAATAACCTGGTTCTGTTTGAAGATCATTAGGTCTATTACAAGTTTCTACTGGGAGTAAACCTGAATATGGTTTATTAATTATTTGAGTATATTCTATATTTTTATATTCACCTAATTTACTAATTGATTCTATTGATCTTTGTTCTCTTTCATCTTCTGGTTGGGATAACAAATGGATGATTTTTATTTTAGGTTTTGGAAATTCTCCTTTCCATGTAAAATAACCATTTTGAGATAGATTATTAAAATATTCTTGATCTACTTTAAATTTTTTAATTTCTGAAGTGTATTCATTTTGAATTTCAAATTGGACCTCATACTCACCATTGAATTGAATTAAATCCCAAAATGATAATTTTTGATTTATATTTAAAGTACGATTAATAATTAATTCACCATTTTTATAAATTTTATACTGAATTGTTCTATTATCTTTACTATTTGAGATATAAAAATATGGAGCAAAGTAGTTTGGAATATTAGTAGGTAAAATTGTAAAGTACTCTACACGTGAAAAATCTTTATGATCAAATATTTCTTTTGATTTAGATTCAAATACACTTTCTTCTTCTCTATAAATTGCTCCTTTATTTTTAAAAATATGATAGAACAAATTTTCTAAACCATTAGATTCTGCCCCATAAGTTTTCATTAATTGATCATATTCTTTTCCTGTAGAAATTAATTCTAATTCATTAAGTAAAGAATGGGGAGTTGATGCAAAAAAGTACGTGTATAAAGCATCTCCTTCTATAGGGTGGTGATTACCAAAATAAAAATTTTTTTTATTTAAGATTTTAGAAATATTTTGAATACCTTTTATATCTTTTAAAATATAATCATAATTAAGGAAATATGCTTTTTTAAACTCTAATTGAGTAGCAAGTGCTGCACCATTATAATAATTAGTATATACAGCTGGGCCATGATAAACATCATTATTTTCTCCTTTTAAATTAAGATTTACATCATATTCATCACTATTCCAATAAAAATTAGAGTAAAAAGTATGCTTAGTTAAAATATTATTTTTATCAACTACACAATAATCTGTTTGGTTTTGTAATACTTCAGGGATTGGTATGTGAGATGTTAAAATTACTTTATATCCATTAGCTTGTACCGCTTTTACACAGTCTAACGTCGTATCTACTATGCTGTCCGTAGCAGGGTACGTAGATATAACAAACACCTCATCATGGTGTTTAACAACGGAATTATCACTAAGTTGGGATTTGATTAATTCACAATTTTCTTTAAAGTTATTAGGTTCTAAATAACTAATAGATTCAAATTTATCAAAATAATTAAGATAAACTGGTAGATTATATAGTAATTGAGGGATTTGAAATGATAATGCTTCACGAATAACTAGGGGCATTGTTTCTTTATCATTATTAGTACCTCTAGAGGTAAATAAAAATAAATCCATTGATTGGTAAAAATTATTTACATCAGAACGTTCATTCCACCATGTTAAATTATTGGGTTTATCTTCCATTAAAGGTTCCCAATAATGTTTAAAATTCTCTGCCTGGTTTCCTACACAATGAAATTCATATTCAGGTAATGCCTTAGCATATTCAAAAAATTCTTGTTGATTTTTTCTAGGAGTAAATAACCCAATATGTAAAATATGTTTTTTACTAGGGTCTAATCCTAATTTTTTTAAAGCTTTTTCTCTATTAGGACGGTTAATATATTCAATAGGGTATTCTACTAATATTTTAGGAATATCTAAACTTTTATATTGTTTAATTTGCCAATCAGAAACAAACATAAACTTATCAGGAAAGAACCGTTTTTGAGATACATCAAAAGATGAATCATGAGAAGTTTCTACAATAAAATAATTTCTAGTAGTTGAATATAATTTTTGAGCAACATTATTGTCCATAAAATATTCAGGAATTTCTTCTAAATGAACTATATTAGGTTTTACATCATTAATAATATCTAAAAGTTCAAATTTATTTTCTCTTAAAGTATAAAATTTATCATTATCAACTAAATCTACAAGTTTATCTCTTTGTATAGTAAGAACTCCTCCAGTACAATCTACCCATTCAACAAGATGTATTTCAAAATCTTGTTTAAGTAATTCTACTTTTTTAACTAAATATTGAGGTAAACCCCCAGTTGATAAGTGTGGAGCTACATAAAGTAGTTTTTTCATATAACTTGATTAATTTTATATAATATAACATTTTATTTAATGTAATCCAAATTTACTTTGGAGTCTTTAGTAAATTTTTCTTTATTAATTCTACTTGTTCAGGAGAAGCAATAGAAGTGTTTTTTACTAAATCTTCCAAAGTAATTCTTATTATAGGTTTATTACTATTTTCAATAGTATTTTTTAATTTAGATGTTAATTTTTTCATTATCCTTCAAATATAAATCCTGGGAATACATAATCGAAATTATTTACATTTATAATTAACCATACATCTGGATCACCTACAACACGGTTTGGGTTAGTATTAGTATAAGCTGTCTCAATTCCAAATGGACCTTCTGGTGGTAATGATGGGGGTGCACTACCTGCGTTATCAACTCTTAGTGCATTTGTTCTTGTACCTCCACTAATTGTAAGTACATTAATTGCATTATCTGCTGTAACAAAATCTACTGATGATACTTGTGTTGATGAATCAGTTTTAACTAAGTAATTTGGGAAGTTTACAAATGCACCACCACTAATACCACTTGTACCATTAATACTAGTACCTGAAGTTCCTGGCACACCTGATGTACCAGCTGTACCATTTTTACCTGAAGTTCCATTTGCACCGTTTTGTCCTGAAGTACCTGCAGCTCCTGTAGTACCTGAAGCTCCATTTTTACCTGAGGTACCATTTGCACCATTTTGTCCTGAAGTACCTGCAGCTCCTGTAGTACCTGAAGCTCCATTTTTACCTGAAGTTCCATTTGCACCATTTTTACCTGAAGTACCTGCAGCTCCTGTAGTACCTGAAGCTCCATTTTTACCACTTGTTCCTCCTGTACCATTTTTACCTGAAGTACCTGCAGCTCCTGAAGTGCCATTTGCACCATTCTTTCCACTTGTACCTCCTGAACCATTAGTACCACTTAAACCTGAAACTCCACTTGTACCTGATCCTCCATCTACACCTGAGGTTCCTGCTGAACCATTTGTTCCACTTACACCTGAAATACCGCTTTGTCCTGAGGTACCATTTGCACCATTTTTACCTGATGTACCTCCTGAACCATTAGTTCCACTTATACCTGCTTTGCCCGAAGTTCCATTTGCACCATTTTTACCTGATGTACCTGAGGATCCATTTGTCCCACTTACACCTGCTTTACCCGAAGTACCTCCAGTACCATTTTTACCACTTGTACCTGCAGCTCCTGAAGTACCGTTTGCACCATTCTTTCCACTTGTACCTCCTGAACCATTTGTTCCACTTATACCTGCTTTACCTGAAGTTCCATTTGCACCATTTTTACCTGATGTTCCTGCTGAACCATTTGTACCTGAAACACCTGCTTTACCCGAAGTACCTCCAGTACCATTTTTACCACTTGTACCTGCAGCTCCTGAAGTACCATTAGCTCCGTTTTTACCAGATGTACCTGATGAACCTGTAGTTCCACTTAAACCTGCTACTCCACTTGTACCTGATCCTCCATCTACACCTGAAGTACCAGATGAACCATTAGTTCCGTTTACACCTGAAATTCCGCTTTGTCCTGAAGTACCATTAGCTCCGTTTTTACCAGATGTACCTCCTGAACCATTAGTTCCGCTTATACCTGATTTACCTGAAGTTCCGTTTGCACCATTTTTTCCACTAGTTCCTGCTGAACCATTTGTACCTGAAACACCTGCTTTACCCGAAGTACCTCCAGTACCATTTCTACCTGAGGTTCCTGCAGCTCCTGAAGTTCCATTTGCACCATTTTTACCACTGGTTCCTGCTGAACCATTCGTACCTGAAATGCCGCTTTGTCCTGAGGTACCATTTGCACCATTTTTACCAGATGTACCTGCTGAACCATTGGTTCCACTTACACCGGCTTTACCTGATGTACCTCCAGTACCATTTCTACCTGAGGTTCCTGCAGCTCCTGAAGTTCCATTTGCACCATTTTTTCCTGAAGTACCTGATGAACCTGTAGTTCCACTTAAACCTGCCACACCTGATGTTCCTGATCCTCCATCTACACCTGAAGTACCTGCTGAACCATTAGTACCTGAAACACCTGAAATGCCACTTTGTCCTGAGGTTCCGTTTGCACCATTTTTACCTGATGTTCCTGCTGAACCATTTGTACCTGAAACACCTGCTTTACCCGAAGTACCATTTGCACCATTTTTTCCACTAGTTCCTGCTGAACCTGTAGTTCCTGAGGTACTAGCTAAACCGCTTGTACCTGCTACTCCATTTTTACCATTAGTTCCTGCTGAACCATTTGTTCCAGAAGTACCTGATTTACCTGAAGTTCCGTTTGCACCATTCTTTCCACTTGTACCTCCTGAACCATTTGTTCCACTTATACCTGATTTACCAGATGTACCATTAGTACCATTTTTACCTGATGTTCCAGCAGCTCCTGAAGTTCCGTTTGCACCATTTTTTCCACTAGTTCCTGCTGAACCTGTAGTTCCACTTATACCTGCTACTCCACTTGTACCTGAAGCACCGTCTATGCCTGATGTTCCTGCTGAACCATTAGTTCCGCTTACACCTGATATTCCACTTTGTCCTGAGGTTCCGTTTGCACCATTTTTTCCACTCGTACCCGCTGATCCGTTTGTACCTGAGGTACCTGCTTTACCTGAAGTTCCATTTGCACCATTTTTACCTGATGTACCTACTGAGCCGTTTGTACCCGAAGTACCTGCTAAACCACTAGTTCCCCCATCTCCATTTTTACCTGATGTTCCTGCTGAACCATTTGTACCTGAAATGCCGCTTTGTCCTGAGGTACCATTAGTACCATTTTTACCACTTGTACCACTTGTGCCTGATGATTGACTTTGACCTGATAAACCAGCTACTCCATCAATACCACTTGTTCCTGATGAACCTGTTGTACCACTTGTACCAGCTAATCCACTTGTGCCTGAAGCACCATCTATACCTGAAGTACCACTTGAACCTGAAGTTCCACTTACTGCTGAAGCTCCACTATCACCGGATGTACCACTAGTTCCTGATGAACCTGTTGTACCACTTGTACCAGCTAAACCACTAGTTCCCCCATCTCCATTTTTACCTGATGTTCCTGCTGAACCATTTGTACCTGAAGTACTTGCTAAGCCACTAGTTCCTCCATCTCCATTTTTACCTGAAGTTCCTGCTGAACCTGTAGTTCCTGAAGTACCTGATAAACCTGATGTACCTAATTCTCCATTTTCACCTGATGTACCTGTTGAACCTGTAGTACCTGAAGTACCACTAAATCCTGATGTACCTGATTGACCTGATCCACTTGTTCCTGTAGATCCTGTTGTACCTGAAGTACCACTAACTCCTGAAGTACCTGAGGCACCATCTTGTCCTGAAGTACCACTTGAACCTGAAGTACCACTTACTGCAGAAGCTCCACTATCACCTGCTGTACCTGAAGTACCTGCTGAAC